GGTGGATTGTCTTGGATAAAAGCGGCGTCCAGCTCAGGCAGAGCGCTAAAATCTTGGGCGAGGTGCCAAGTGTCGAGAGACTGAGCAGCATTGCTGCGCATAGGTCCTGTGATGATGGAGGGCTTGTAGCGGTATTCCGCGAAGCGTTCCTGATAGCCGAAGACGTCATCATCGACCGAAGTGCCTTGAGCATAGATTTCCTTATTGAGAACGGCCTGCTCACCGATCATGGCGAGGGCAGGCCAGTAGAAGTCGAATTTGGTTTTGCGGGACCACATACGGTTGAGTCCCTGCTGGTAGTTCAGATCCGCGCGCACCGACACGAAGCCGAGAATGATGGTGTGCTCGGTGAAGGCTTTCGAGAAGCCATGCCCACCGAGTGCGGCAGTGCCGTAGGCAGCAAGGTTGCCCTGAGGCGTGGGCTCAGTGTCGGATGCAGAAGTTTGCGGCACCGAGTACAGGTTGACCATTGATTGGCCGCCCCCGAGATATTCGGGGCGTTGCAGACGAGCATCGGGCGAGACCACGTTGAAGTGTGCGCGAACGATCTCGGTATACCGCGTGCCGCCTCTGGCGTCGCGTTCATAGAGTTTCTGGATTTGGAAGGCTTGGCGGAGCTGGTTGATCGTCGAGGCGGTGGCCTCGCGAAGGTCCGCCCTGATGTCCGGATACCATTGCAAGTTGGCCGGGTTCTGCCAGCCCTCGATCATGAGCTGAGAGCCGGGGGCGGCCGGGTTGACATTGCGATAATTGGCGTAAGAGCGAGCCCCGTTCTGTTCATAAACATTGATAGGGCCTGCGGTGTAGGCCTGATTAGGCACGCCGAGGCCGACGACGGGGGCATATTCGCCCAGAGGGACTTGGACGGAAGGGCCTTTCTGCGGCCAAGGCAGGGCCGAAGTGAAGTAGTCGTGACGCTTGCCGCGTCTGAGGAGTTCGTAGGTTGCAGGCGTGTCGGGACCGTCGCCTTTCGGGACGGCGACCGAGTCCTGCAGGTTCTGGTCACGAAACCATTCGTTCCAGATGAGGTTGTAAGCGCGCAGGAAAAGCGCGCTGTGCTTGAAGCCGGCGACCTGAGTGGGGAGGCCCATATAGTCGTAAATGGAGCCTTCCTCGTAGCCGCCCACCGGGGCGGTCATCTCAGGAATCGTGTAGTCCGTGCTGTCGCCGGGGTTGGCTTGTTCGCCCATGAACTTCTGGAAGTTGTCCCACACGAGGCGGATGGGGACGGCGAAAAAGAAGGTGTTCATGAAGACATTATCCATGAACGGATGGAGCGGTGTCGCGAGACGCGCGAAGCCGGTCATATTGAGAGAGAAAGTGTCGCCGGGCAGAGCCTCGTCGACGAAGATCGGCACGAGCTGCCCTGAGTCAAAGGCAGTCTTGTAGCCGTGCGAGCGGTCGAAGCTGGACCGCGGGATTTCAGCGCGAGGGACGCGGCTGAAGTCGTGAGACATTACCGATGGGATGCGAGCCATGTGCAGTTACTCCGCTGCTTTCTTGAAAAGGTCGGGTTGCTCGGAACTGGCGACCAGGGTGATCACGTCGCGCACGTGGGTCTTGATATCGACCGGCTTAAATTCGCCGGACTCATCGTCCCAGTCGCCGACGTAGTAGAGGACGTGGTCGCCGGGATGGCGGCCGATCATGGTGGTGAGGTCGTTGGCGAGGTCCGTGACGAGACGGACGGCCACGCCGTCGGTGACGGCATAGAAGGGCGCGTGATGTTGATGGGCCTTGGTGTCGAACAGGGTGTAAGCGCGAAGGCGCATTAGTCTTCTCCGAAGTTGCGTTTGAAGCCTTTAATTCGAGCGTCACGCACGGTGACACGAACGTGTCGCCGTGCGTTGGTGTTATCGGGTTTCGACGGGAGCGCGTCTTTGCGGCGCCGTCGTTTTAGAGCATCGAGTTCCTCCTCTTTGAGTTTTTGGTCGTAGAAGCGTGGCGGCTTCGTCGGGAAGCCGTTCACGATGACTTCGTCGCTGGGATAGACGTCGGAACCATATTTTTCGAGCCATGTGGCTCCGAGGCCGGGTTTGCGAGACATGACCAGAAATTCTGGTTTCACCCGGCAGATGAAGTGATGGATAGGATGCTCGCGGAGATAGTGTTGCTCCGCGTTTTTGCCGACGATCTTCTTCATGGAGTAGCGGGCCGTGTAGGCCGCAGTTTCGAAGGTGAGCTCGCCGATAGGTGCGAGGCCGTAGGGCCATAGGCTGCTGAGTAGGTCGGACGTGTAGAGCCAGTGGCCGTTTTTTTGGAGCTTGTATTTTTTGCGGTCGGGCCAGTCTACGCCGAAGAGCAGCAAGTGATAGTGAGGGCGATAGTTGCGTTCTCCGTACTCGCCACAGGCGAGGAAGCGAACGGTTTCTCCCGTTCGTTGTTTGCGGAGTTTTTTCATGAAGAGTTGAAGAGGTCGGATAGCAATTGAGCCGTCGAGCGGCAGATGTTCGTCGGCATAGGTGAGAGTGATGAAGGAGTTGTGCTCGTGCATTTGAGCTTCATGCATGCAGCGAGTTGCCCATTGGCGGGATCGCTCAAGGCGGCAGCCTGTGCAGCGTCCGCAGGGTACGTGAAAGGGATTTGTCGAGTTCAGGGCCTTCATCGGATTAAAGGTGATGGCGCTATCGGACCCATGAGGGGTCCGATAGGCCGGGATTGGAAAGTCGCAGCCCATGTGAGGCTACAGGCGGATACCGCCGCGCATCGGGGTTCCCATCATATTGATGGGCTTCACACGCTGTGCGTTGCGGGAGAAGTTGGCGCGGGATTCGCCCTTGGACATTTTGCGACGTTTCATGATGAGACCTCAGTAGTTGTTGAGAAGGTAGAACTGGACCTCCAGTTCGATTGCTAAGAGCAGTTCAGTGAACATGAGACTTCTCCTTGTGGACATATGTCCACGGTTGGGAGTGAACCATATTAGTGGTGTGGTGTCACTCCGCACATTTACATCAAGGGAGGAAATGTGCGGCGCGCCGGCCGGCCGGCGCTACTGAGGGACCTCGAGGATGGCGAGACCCTGTCTCTGCCAAGGAAAAGGGCCCCGCAGGGCCCTTTTTTTGAGGCTACGGCGCTTACGCGCCTTCCGAAGGGGGGTTCCCCCCCTTCACCCCCCGATTGGCCTCAGCGGGCTCGGGATTGACGATTTCGACCTTCTGAGGTCCGGGCTCGGCTGGAGGAGCGTTGGCGAGGCCGAGCGCGATCATCTCGGCCTCGTTTTTCGGGTCCGCCATGAAGGCGAGGAACTCGGCCGGGTCGTTGTGGAAGCGATTCCGGACCTTCGAGGGGAGGGAGGCGAAAGCCGATTCGGCTTGGATGACGGTGTTCATGGCCGTCTGGAAATCGACGTCGTCGGGCAGATCAGCGTAGCGAGGCTGCTCGTTCCGAATGTGAGTGACCATGCCGGTGTTGGAGTACTGCCGGAGGATGTTGTTGATGTCGCACTCATCCTTGAACGATTGCTTGACACGGGTCTTGGGCTTCTCCCACTCGCCGGTTTGGCGGTTGTAGAGGAGGCCGTCGGCAGTGACACGGTCGTGAGGCCGGGCGAAGCCGGTCTTGTACTTGTAGGCCATGAGCTATCTCCGCATGTCGATGGTGAGGCCGGGATTTTCGGATGGGGCGTTGCCCTGGGCGCGGTCTCGGCCCTTGAGGCCCCACCATCTGGGATCGGTGGGGGAGGTCGGGTCCGAGCCTCCGCGCTGGCGGTTGATGTTGATGAGGCGGCCGAGGGCTTTTTCCACGGTGCCGCCAATCTCGCCGAGAGTGCCGGGACCATACTTGTTGGCCTGATCGGCTTGAGCCTCGGCGAGGCGTGACCGCTGGTAGGCGGTGGTTGTGTCGTGAGCGAGGATACCAGCTTGGATTGTCTTGTTGATGGTATCCGCTGAGGTGTTCTTCTCGGTGGCGATCGCCGATCGCATTTGGGCGGCCGAGGTGGCCTTGTCCTGCTCCGCTTTCGCGTCGAGTTGCTTGGTCAGGGCCTCGTTGGCCTTGTTGAGTTCCGTCTGCGAGACGGTGTTCTTGGTCTGGGCAGCGGTGAGGCCGATGGCCTCCGCTTCCTTTGCTTTAGAGGCGGCGCTCGAGATGCCCTCTGCGAGAGGGTCCAGCTCGTTTTGCATGGTGGCGGCTTGAGCACTAGCGAGGCCGCCGGCTGGTGTTGATGCGCCGCCTTGCTGATAGGCGAGGATGGGATTGAGGCCGGCCTTCTTCATGTCGGCCATGGAGCGTTGGAAGGCAGTATTGGACATGCGCTCCTGAAAGCGCTGTTGCTCCATCATGTTGTAAAAACTCTGCTGGTTCGCAGAGTTCTGAAGGCTCTGGTTGGCGGCGTTGGCATTGCCTTGGCCGATGAGGCCGAGGATACCGCCGACGACAGAAGAGCCGGCTCCGAGCCAGTCGAGTGCCATGGCTGGCTCCTAAAAGTGGTCGATGAGACCCGGGACGCCGTAGATCGGCATAGGCCGGGCACACCGGAGCTTAAAGTAGGAATCGAAGATGAACTGTGGCTCGCTGGGTACAGCGATCACCCGTTCAATTGGTGGATTGTCTTGGATAAAAGCGGCGTCCAGCTCAGGCAGAGCGCTAAAATCTTGGGCGAGGTGCCAAGTGTCGAGAGACTGAGCAGCATTGCTGCGCATAGGTCCTGTGATGATGGAGG